TTTGGTAAGATAGGACTGTATGAAACTACATTAGAACGTGTTGGTAAAAATGACTACACAGAGGTATATGAGTCAAGTATTCTAGATGAGTATGATGTATCAGATGCACCATACTTAGATGAATATGTCAAGACTGTACCAGTATATGAAAAAAATATGAACGTAGATATAATACTTAAATCAAGTCATCCAGCACCAGCTACGCTACGAGCTATGTCATGGGAAGGAGACTACTCACCCAAATATTACAAACGTGTCTAAATACATTCACCCAATAACTTTTGAGGCTGCCCTAGAGGTGGCCTCTAATTTACGCCCAGAAGACCGTAGAGAGGTTGAAGAGGGCCATGGGATAGATCCTATAGAGTATCTACCTACGATGTCTCAGAAACCATCCTACGTGTATTTCACAGTGCCTGACGGCAAGACTGCTGGCATGGCCGGAGTAGGACCAGAAGGTGATATATGGATGCTTTGCACCCCTGATATACACCGATACCCAATTACATTTGCAAGAGAGGCAAAACGGTATGTCGATAGCCGTACAGAACCTCTACTTTGGAATATAGTTGACAGTAGAAACAAAATGCACTTAAAACTGCTTAAGTTTCTTGGCTTTAAGTTTTTACGTAAGTTAAAACATGGGCCAAACAATATAACATTTATCGAGTTTTGCCGTGTGCATGGACGCTAATGCTGGTATCAGAGCCCAGCAAAAACAAAGAGCTAGAGAAAAAGATGCTATCTTTGCTCAAGAAAAACTAAAGTTTTTTAATAAAGAAGTATCTTTTGAAAAGACTCTAGATCGAAACACAATCGGTTATACACGTGACATCAGCGATGCTTACGTACAAGCCTTATATACCCAAGGTAAGGGTAGAAAACAAGTAGAAAATGTAGTTCGTAATTACTTTGCTAGTAAAAAAGTTAATGAAGGCGGACGCTCTACCAGATTCGGAGTTAAAGATTATAAACAATTACTTAATAAAAGAGCTGAAGTAGACAGTATTGTAAACAACCTATATGGTCGTAACATGGCATATGCACAAGAATTAGGAAGACGTAGATTTCTGGCTGCTAATGCACAAGGAAGAGAACAATTAGGTATACCAGCTGCATACGGTGCACCTGTAATGTTATCTCCTACCAACAGATTTGGTGGTGCTTTACAGATTGCTGGTCAGGTAGCAAGTATATTTGGTGCTTTATCTGATATAAAAGCAAAAGAAAACATAGAACAAGTAGGTGTATCACCACAAGGCTATAAGATATACGAGTTTAACTACAAAGGTGGTGATGTAAGATTCCGTGGAGCTATGGCTCAGGATGTCTTAAAGAAGAATCCTATGGCTGTAGGAATAGACCAAAACTATCTAACTGTTGACTACAGTAAAATAGACGTTAACATGGAGGTCGTATGACATCATCGTTTGGAACCGTCATCGGTACACCTCGGGATAAATTACCCAGCTTGGGTGATACCAATTATGACCGCACAGAGCCAGATTTGACAGAGGTGGTTAATAAACAGATTGACAGAAACATATTAGATACGAAACAGTTTTTCGCTGATATGATGGAAATTGAAAAACAACGTATTAAAAACCGTGATGATAATTTACAAAATTTAGTTGGCTTAACTAAATCTGCTATTAAAATTAAACAGTACCTTGATGCAACAGCAGAAGTTAGAAGAGATAGAAAAGAGGATAAAGACAAAAGGAAAGAGGTTGAAGCAACTATAGCACAACGAGATTTAGAGGACAAAGAAACAATAGCCATAGGTCAAGCAGCTTCTGAGAATACAGTAGCAGGTAATGATATGGCGGTTATACTTGGTCAGCCAGACACCAACGAAGAAATTATTGAAAAGCTTTTTTCTAGCCCTGCATACGGATCTATAAACGAGTACATAAATAAAAATGAGTGGTTAAATACAGGACTAAGTGCTGAAGCTGAAAACAAATGGGATGCAGCTGAAGAATTATGGCTAGTAACTTTATATGATAAATATGCCGAAGCTGGTGGTGATATTAAAAGTGGTAAATGGAAAAGGTACATTAGAAATGTTGTTCAACCTGAAATAAGAGTCAGAAAAGAAAAAGCATTTGACCAGTGGGAAACATCACAAAACGCAAAAATTAGAGCTGCTCAATCTCAAAAAGTAGATATGAGAATTAGAGAAAGTTTGCAAAGTGGTGAAAATTTAGATACTACAAAACTTTTAAACTATGTTAAAGCTGCTAAACAGTACAGTACTGATCAGGAAGCTTTAGAATACATAGTTGATTATATGTATGCTGAATTAACTAATAAAACTGAAAGAGTTACACCAGCTATGGTTGACGACTTTATGAGTTTAGTCAAGTTTAAACACTCTGGAACTGGTAAAGAAACTACTTTAATAGATTCTAACTTTGGTAAAAATGGTGCGTTAACAACCAGCTTAATTGCTAGATTAAATAGAGCTAAACGTAACGCTCTTGAAGATCCTAAAGATTTACTGGCTGATAGGATGCAAGAATTTGAAACTAATGTTGTAACACCATACAGAGATGAAGAGGGTAACATATCAGATCAAGACCAACTTATAATTGCATCTAAATGGAGAAAAGAGTTTCCATCTGAACCTTTCTCACAAAGCATACTAAGTGCCGGAGTCGGGTCACATACAGGTAATAAGTATGGTACATCATATGGTAAGTATTCTGTGCCCGGTCAAGCTGATGTGCTTGCTGATTACAAAACAGATTTACAAGATGTTGTTATTCAAAAATACAAACTAGAAAATGATACTAGTTACTCCCGTAACCAACTACCCGGAAGCGATAACCGAGCTATAGAAAAAGCATACGCTGATTTAAAAAGACGTGTAGAAGAATCTGAAATAGGAAACCAAGGTATGGATTTCGGTACTCGAGTAGCTAGTGAATTAGAAACGGTAAAAGCTAAACTATTAAAAGGTGAGTATGCTGTAGTTGTACCAGAATACAGTACAGGTACTGCACAAGATGTAATAGACACAACAAATTATTTTTTAAAACCCGGTAATATAACTTCATCTAATTTTGCATCACCCCTTGAAAAAGTTAACTTAGAAACCAGTAGAGTTGCTCTTAATGACGGCAACCTTACAAGTGCTATCACTCCTTTCTGGAAAAACATTGCTAAAAAACTAGGTGTTACACCAGAAAAATTACTAATGGATAGGCTGATTGCTACAGGAGGATTAGATCCAAAATCTGGAGACATTGTTGAGAGTAATGAAATTTACAAATTAAGCAAAGAGGATTTACACGAGCTACTTCGTAACCCTAATGCACATAGCTCTGTAGATGTCTTTTATAAAGTTAACGAAGAGACTGGTGAAAAAAACAGCACAATAATGTTAAATGCAGCTAGACTTAAAAAGTCAGACGGATCAGGTTTTATTAACGATGGTTACTATACTCTGAGAGGTCAAGGTACTAAAAAACTACCAAGAGTTAACAGCAATTTAACAGCTAGTGATTTGCTAACGATACGTGCTGATGATATTGGCAGATATGGCATATCAACATCTGAAATGAAAGAAGCTTTCTCATATACCGGCAATGGTAAAAAGCCTATTTTAGAAGGATTACTAAATAAAACTTTTGATGAAGATAGTCAAAGCCAAGTCATGGCATTGTTATGGCACATTAAATTACAAAAAATGAACTCTATAAGAGGTGTCGAAATAGACGGAGATTTTTCATGGCGTTTATCTGGACTTACAGATGTTGAACAAGCAGCTCTTGAAGAATTTATGCCAGCATTAAAAGATGCTCCTTACTTTAGCAGGCCAAATACTCTACAAGAGGATGTTATGGCTGCTATAATAAACGTTAAACCCACTCCAGTAGAACAACCAAAATCTAAAAAAAGATCTAGAAGATAATGAGCGAAAAGTATAGTATTGAGTTTGATGATAATGACTTAGATAATCTGGAACAAGAAGCATTAAACATTTCAGACGCATACAATCAACGTAAACAAGCAGAAGAGGCATCTATACAAGCTGAAGAGCAAGTCGAGCAGCAAGCTGCCGATGTTAGATATGACCCTCGTGATGCTGATACATGGGGAGCTAAGGCTCTCATCAAAGAAGGACAATCCATCTTATCTGGTGGATTACAAGATACCGCTTCATCACTAGCTACATTCCCAGAACGCACAGCAGATGCGTTATCTGGTGAAATGCAGAGACAAAAATTAGAAACAGGGAGATACAGACCAGACTGGACTCCTTTTAATTCTTACGATAACCCAATCGAAACAAAAACGTGGTGGGGGAAACAGTTACGAGGACTAATTCATTTCGGTTCTATGGCAGCCGGTACAATATTAGCAGCAAAAGGTGCAGTAGCTGCTGGTTTAGTTACAATACCAGCAGGGCTTACAGCTTTAGCTAGCAGCACTGTAGCTAGAGGTGCAGCGATTGGAGCTGTATCTGATCTTATATCTAAAGAATCAGATGAGCAAAACGCATTAGGTGCACTACGTGACCGTTATGGTTGGGTAGATACGCCTTTAAGCACTAAAGATACTGACCATCCTATTATGATGAAAGTAAAAAACATCGTAGAAGGTATGGGAATAGGATTAATATTTGATGGTCTAGCTTACACACTTAAAAAAGGTAGTAAAGAAGCTGTAGATCAGATAATAAATCGAAACAAAAGTTTAAAAAACCAAACTGTACAAGCTGGTATAGCCCAGTTACGTCGTGGTGAAGCTGAGTTTAGAGCTGATAAAAACGCACCTTCTGCACAACCACATCAAGGTGCACATATATCAGAGGTAGAACCACAAGTAGCTAGAGATCAACTATCTCAAACACGTAAGGACTATGGATCTGAAGATGGATCTACAGGTTCTGTTACTACACCAGTAGAACGTGAAAGCATAGCAATGTATGGTGCTACAGATGAAGCAACAGTAGAGCGTATATTTCGTGGATTAGTAAGTAGTGAAAAGTTTGCAAAAGAACTAGAAGCTGCAAAAGGATCTAGAAAAGCATTAGTTGAAAAGTTTAAAGAATCAATAGAATCACATCAACGTGTGACACAAGGTAGAAACCCTGTAGAAATGTCACCAGAAGAATATCTAAAAGAACTGTTTGAAACTAATGACGTTATAGATGGTTTTGAGGTATGGACATCTAAAAACGTAGTTACAGCTGACTTAATATTAGGTACATTACTTAAACAGCTAAGAGATACTGGTATTGCTGGTAGAGAAATAGCTGATTTAGTAAGTCTTGATGACATAGATGGACCAGCTAAACAAATTGTAGATACAATGTTAACTGCATTATATCAAACAAAGAAATCAAGATTTGTAAAGTCTGATTCATTTAGAGCATTAGGTGCAGCAAAGAAAAGTAAAACAACTGTTGAAGAAGCTGTCTCTAAAGAAATGGTAGATGCTAGAGAATCTATTATGTCAGTATTAAAAATAGCTAAAGATGATGATAATGATGACATGATAAATGCGTTGTTTGAAGCTTTTTCTATGATGGATAATGTTAACACACTTGATGACTTTGATAGATGGGCTCGTACTTTAATACTTGGTGGTAAGCTAGATGTTAATGGACCTGATCGTACAGGTGTTATGATACGAGAACTAGAAGGAGTTATGACTCACAGTGTTTTGTCTGGTCCTAAGACACCAGCCAGAGCAATTATGGGTACATCTGCTGCAACATTTTTAAGACCTTTAGCTACAGCTTTAGGTTATACATTAAAGGCTCCGTTTACTGGAGAAGTTGCTGCTATGCGAGCTAGTCTAGCTAGTGTTAATGCTATGATAGAAGCTGTACCTGAATCATTACAACTATTTAAAACAAAGTTAAATGCTTACTGGAAAGGTGATATAAGAACTATTAAAACTCGTTTTTCTGAGTTTTCTCAAGGTGACGATAACTGGGAAATAGTACGTCGTTGGGCAGAAGATAGTGGTAGAGCTAACGCCGGAGAAGTAGCAGCGTTTCGTGTTGCTAATTTAGCACGTAATGCAAACAACGCTAACTTACTAACTTACTCTACTAAGCTTATGGCAGCGACTGACGACGCATTTGCGTACATTTTAGGTCGTGCTAAGATGCGTGAAAAAGCTATGCGTAACGCTTTAGAGTTACAAAACAACGGTATACAGACTCCTAAAATTACAAGAGACTTA